GTTTATATGAAATATTCAAAATACATCCCCGAGCTCAATCGTAGAGAAACGTGGGAAGAATTAGTTACAAGAAACAAACAAATGCATCAAAAAACTTATCCACAATTAACGGATGAAATTGAAAGTGCATACAAGTTTGTATATGCAAAAAAAGTATTACCATCGATGCGTAGTTTGCAATTCGGAGGAAAACCAATTGAAATCTCCCCTAACCGAATTTACAATTGTGCATATTTACCAATTGATGATTACAGAGCATTTGGTGAAGCAATGTTTTTGTTATTAGGCGGTACCGGAGTTGGATATTCAGTTCAAACACATCACGTAGAAAAATTACCAGAAATACGTAAACCAAATCCAAAGAGAAATCGTCGCTATTTAATAGCTGATTCAATTGAAGGTTGGGCAGGTGCAAGATTGGTAACATCCGGAGGAAAAGCTCCAGGTCCGCAACCACTAAAAGAATGTTTGATTAAACTTCAAGGAATTTTAGATGCAAAAGAAGATGGAGATAAATTATCACCAATTGAAGTGCATGATATGGTTTGTCACGTTGCTGATGCTGTATTAGCAGGTGGTATTCGTAGAGCAGCACTTATATCTTTATTTTCAGCCGATGATGAAGAAATGATTGCATGTAAGTCAGGTAACTGGTGGGAAACTAATCCACAAAGAGGCCGTGCTAACAATTCAGCAACATTAATGCGTCATAAACTTACCAAAGAATTCTTTATGGATTTATGGAAACGAGTTGAATTGTCAGGAGCAGGAGAACCAGGTATCTATTTAACAAATGATAAAGATTGGGGAACTAATCCATGTTGTGAAATTGCACTACGACCATTCCAGTTCTGTAACTTATGTGAAGTAAATGCATCGGATATTGAATCACAAGAAGATTTAGAAGCACGCGTTAAAGCTGCAGCATTTATTGGAACGCTTCAAGCTGGGTATACTAGTTTTCATTATTTACGTCCTGTTTGGCAACGCACAACTGAAAAAGATGCATTGATTGGCGTATCAATGACAGGTATTGGTTCCGGTACTGTATTAGGCTATGATATGAAAGCCGCAGCAAAAACAGTTAAAATAGAAAATGAAAGAGTTGCAGCACTTATTGGAATTAATCGTTCAGCTCGTACAACGACTGTAAAGCCTGCAGGAACAACATCACTTACTTTAGGAACATCATCAGGTATTCATGCATGGCACAATGATTTTTATATTCGTAGAATCAGAGTAGGAAAAAATGAAGCAATTTATACTTATTTAGCAATTAATCATCCTGAATTAATTGAAGATGAATATTTCCGTCCACATGACACTGCAGTTATTTCTATTCCACAAAAGGCACCAGCTGGGGCAATTCTAAGAACAGAATCACCTTTCCAATTATTGGATCGCATCAAACGAGTGCATTTAGAATGGGTTAAACCAGGACATAGAACAGGAAACAATACACACAATGTATCAGCAACCGTTTCATTGCGTGATGATGAATGGGATTTAGCAGGAGAATGGATGTGGGAAAACAGAGATCATTATAATGGATTATCAGTTTTACCATACAATGGAGGCACGTATACGCAAGCGCCCTTCGAGGATATTACTAAAGAACAATATGAAGAAATGATGAAATCTCTTCATAACATTGATTTATCACAAGTAATTGAATTAGATGATAATACAGACCTGTCAGGCGAATTAGCTTGTGCAGGCGGAGCGTGCGAGATTAAATAATGATACAACCGGCATCAAAAGATTGGATACAACAACAATTCGTGAGGGAGTTTGGTAACAAGCTCCTTCCAACGGACTTTTATTATGAAAATGGATATCGTGTTTTTACGGAATCATTTCACGTAAGAAGAGGTACATGTTGCGGAAATGGATGTAGACATTGTCCATATGATCCTGCACATAAAAAAGGCACGGAAACTTTGAAAGCCCAATAAATTTTATTATATTAGAAATAAGATTAAGTTATGACAGAAAAACAAAAGCAAAATTTAGAATTAGTTAAATTAGGTTATGCAAATGGTTCAGCTCCAGGTGCGCCATTTACCCGACAAGAAAAAGACAAAATGATTGAAGAAGCTGCCAAGGCATTTGGTGAGTTTCTTGATGCGTTAAAGTGCGATTGGAGGAATGATCCTAATAGTTCAGATACTCCTAGAAGAGTTGCAAAAGCATATGTAAATGATTTATGGGCTGGTCGATATGACGGTACTCCAGACATCACTGCATTTCCATCTGATGGATATGATGGTATGGTATTTGAAGGAGGTATTCCATTAACTTCAATGTGTTCACATCATCATCAAACTATTATGGGTCGAGTTCATGTTGCATATATTCCAGGTACTGACAGCAAAGTAATTGGTTTATCAAAATTGAATCGATTGGTAGAGCATTTTGGTAGAAGAGGTGCAATACAAGAACAATTGACAGTAGCAATTCATAATGCTATCAACACTATTATCAATGACAATAAAGGTGTAGCTGTTATGATTGAAGCAACTCATAATTGCGTTCAATGTCGCGGAGTTAAACATGGCGGAGCTTCAATGAAGACATCTAAGTTAACTGGTGCATTTAGAGATGATGATGCTACTAGAGCAGAATTTTATGAATTTGTAAAAGGTTATTAATATGGCAAAGTTTAAATCAACTAAACTATTTGACGGATATTCAACATGCTTTCGGCAATGGCGAGCTGATGATACTCATTGTAAATTCTTACACGGATATGCAGTATCATTCCGAGTATGGTTTGAAGGTGAATTAGATCACCGTAATTGGGTATGGGACTTTGGTGGTATGAAACGTGCAAAAACATCAATTTCTGGTATGTCTCCGAAAGATTATTTTGCATTTTTATTAGATCATACTACAATTGTAGCACAAGATGATCCGTATTTAGATCAATTTATGAAAATGGATAGAGACGGCATAATCCAACTTAGAATCCTAGAAGCTACAGGTTGCGAACGATTTGCCGAATATCTTTACAAAACAATAAATGATTTTTTACGAGAAGAAACCGAAGGCAGAGTACGAGCCATTAAAGTAGAAGTTTATGAACACGAAAGAAATTCAGCAAGTTATGAAGAGTGAAGAACAATACATATCACTTTATGAGTATTTAGGTAAAGGTTCTGGTGGCACTAATATCGGACGAGAAGTTACAGCAGAAGCCATTAAACAAGGTATTGACATTAAATGGAAAACTCTTCCTAAAGAAGCTCAAAAACCAGAATATACTCAGGTACAAATATATCCATTATCATTTCTAGATGAATATTTTGGTAACGTGGACAATGCCAATAACATCGAAGTAGACCGAACTCCATTTGTAAGACGTTCTGAATTAATTAAAATACAGAAACGATTAGAAGACTTAGAAGCTAAATTTGCTGAAATAATTAAAAAATTAGAAATACCAACTAAATTAGATGATGACTATGACCTCCCATTCTAAAAGAATCACAGACTATAACAAAGTCTTACCAATTGTCGAATTATACAGATGCGTTCAAAGTGAAGGATCTCGATTTGGTAGACCAACTATTGCTGTAAGAACTACGGGTTGCACCCACAGATGTTACTTTGGCGAGGGCGGCTGGTGCGATAGCTGGTACACCTCAATACATCCTGAGAAAGGAACATTTACATTCAATGACATTATTGCGATATATGATGCTAATCCGCATATCACAGAAATGATGTTGACAGGCGGATCTCCGACAATGCATCCAGCATTAGTAAACGAATTAACACACTTTGCACATGAAAGAAATATTATCATTACTATCGAAACTGAAGGATCTCATTTTATTGCTACTGATTTTCCAATTGATGTCATTAGCCTCAGTCCTAAGTTTAATAATAGTATTCCCGTTTTGGGGACTGAAACGCCTCAGAAAGCAGTGGTCGATGAAAAAATGATTACACAACATAATAAATTTAGACTCAATAAAACGGCAATGAAAGAAATGATAATGTATCATAAAGATTATCATTACAAACCAGTATGGGATGGCACTGCAGAGAATCTAGAAGAAATTGAAGAATTGCGTATAGAATTGCTTATTCCAAAAGAAAAAACATATATTATGCCGGCTGGCGACACTAGAGAAGAGCTTATTAAAATGTATCCAATTGTATTTGAAATGTGTGCCGAACATGGGTATAACATGACAGGAAGAGACCATATTATTGCATATGATACTAAAAGAGGAGTATGAGTCAAGATAATCTAACAATTATTACTAACGAATTCAATTCGTTTAAAGGTCAATTCGTAATATGTAGTGGCCAAGTTTATCGGTTTATTGGAATAGCTGATGATGATGAAGATTGGTATTATGTTCTATATGATGGTCGTGAAATTACGTTGCATTCGTGTGTAGGCAGTATAACACCATTGAAAGGTTATATTTATGATGATCATTACGATGAAATGATTCGTTTAGCACATCTTAATCATTACGATTTATTATCAGAAATATTTTCAGAATTAATCGAACAACATAAAAAAGAAGTAACCAATTGGAAAGATACACGTTTTATTCTCGGACCACATTGGGAATTAAACTAAAAAAAGATAATATGAAACATTATAAAATCTTAATTGACTTAAAATTATGGCATTTGAAACCATATAAATTCATGCATGAAATCGGAAACAGAAAATATCATGAATACGGATTCTTATGCTTTAAATTAATAATTGGATAATAATGAATTGGACAACGACAACAACATTTGGAAATTACCAAATTAATTATATTATAATAAAATGAAAAGAATCTTATATTTCACAGCAACATGGTGCGGCCCATGTACATATGTAAAACCGCAATTGCAAGAAGCTTCTAATCAAGTATCAATATCATTCATCGATGTTGATATAAGTACTGACACCGTAGCAAAATACAATGTAAAGAATATTCCATGTGCTATTTTAATAGATGGAACAGGTACGGAATTAGGAAGATTAGTAGGAAATAATGTAACAAAACAATCAGTTATTAATTTATATAATCGTTAAAAAAGGAACAAGTTATGGAATGGAATCCAATTGGAGATCAAATACTTTTAAAAGTAGAAAAAGTTTCAGAGAAAACAAAAAGTGGAATTATCTTGGTAGATAGAGATATGCAATTCACAGCAGGGGAAGTAATAAAAGTAGGTCCTGGCATATTTACAATGACCGGAGATAGAATTCCTATGACAGTTAAAGAGGGTGATTCTGTATTAATTTACAAATCAAATTTAGGTGAAAACAAGAGTGTAATGATTGACGACGAAGAATATTATTTAATTCGCGAATCAGAAGTAGGATTAGTAAAATCTGCAAAATGATAGAAGCATTAGGATGGATTAGTACAGCATTGGTATTAATTGGGTACATTTTAAATGCACGTCAATATTCAAAACAAGCAATGATTGCTTGGATTGTTGGAGACATTGGTTGGATTACATATGATTTTTATATTGATAATTTTAGCCACTTGGTACTTAGTTTAATTATTATTATTATAAATTTATACGGAATATGGAACTTTTTATCGAAAGCAAAGATATCCAATTGAGGATAAAACAATTAGCATTGGATATTGCTGATGATCATATAAAAACAGGCAATGCATTGCCACCTGTAATGATATGCATACTTAACGGAGCATATATGTTTTATACGGATTTACTTAGAAATATGCCAATTGATGTTCAATCAGATTTTATCCGATTAAAATCATATCAAGGACAAGATAATTCTGCAGGTATTGAAACAATCAAAGGATTGGAAGTAGATCTTAAAGGTCGCAATGTATACATTGTAGATGATATTTGCGATACCGGTACAACCATATTAGAAACATTGTTTATGGTTAATAGTCATATACCACAACAAGTTAAAGTTATAACATTAACACGAAGAGGCGGAGGTGTTGATATGACTGATTTTTGTGGGTTTGTTATTGGCGACGAATTTATCGCCGGCTATGGATTAGATAATAACGGTATATGTCGGAATTTAGAAGATTTATACGCAGTTTAGGTTACGGGTTAGATATTTATAATAAAAGGATTGTTATGATTATCTATAAAACAACAAATTTAATAAATGGAAATTTTTATATTGGACAAGATTCAAAAAATGATCCAACGTATTTAGGTAGTGGTATATTATTACATCGAGCTATAAAAAAGCATGGTCAAATAAATTTTAAAAAAGAAATTATTGAATATTGTAATAATAAAATTGAATTAAATGAGCGAGAAATATTTTGGATTAATGAATTAAACCCAATATACAACATTGCAAAAGGAGGAAATGGCGGCGATACTATATCAAATCATCCAGATTATGATAATATAATTAAAAAGTTTAAACAAAGACCGCCTAGGCGTATATCTGAATTAGAGAAGGACCGGCAACGAGGCGATAATAATCCTGCTAAACGCCCAGAAGTACGAAAAAAGATTAGCATTGCTAAGTTAGGTAAACCTAGACCTGATCAATTAGGTGAATTAAATTCAGCAAAACGCCCGGAAGTACGAAAAAAGATTAGTGACAACTTAAAAGGAAAACTAAAACAAAAAATAAAATGTCCTCACTGCACACAATATGGTCAAGCATCAAATATGCAGCGCTGGCATTTTAATAATTGTAAATATAAAATATAAAAATGTATCAAAATATCGCATTCGACAAGAAAAACAACATAATGCACGTATGGGATGATGAATTAGGACATCAAAGATTTCCTTTTCAACCATATGCATATTTACCAGCAGATAATGGCGATTGTATGTCATTAGATGGAACTAAATTACACAAAGTATCCGGCAATCATAAAGACAATAGAACAGCATATGAATCTGACTTAAATGAAGAAGTTAGAACATTGATTGATTTGTATTATGAATCTGATACGCCATCTAGAGGTCATAAAGATTTCTTTTTTGATATTGAGTCAGAACGAGATGAAAATGGATATTCAACACCACAAGATGCACGTTTAAGAATTACATCTATTGCATATTATGATAAAGCTGGACAAGATCGTCGAGTATTAGTATTAGATGAAGAAAAGCGTGTTACAACAAAAGGTTTCAAAGAAACGGAGTATGAAGTAGAAATATTCCGTTCTGAAGCTGATATGTTAACACGTTTTATAAACATATTTGCAGAAGTTCAGCCTACAGTAATTACGGGTTGGAACATTGACAATTATGACGTCCCTTATCTTGTTAATAGAATTAAAAAAGTATTAGGTGCACAAGCAATCAAGAAACTTTCTCCTGCAGGTATTGTTGAATGGAATAAACACAGAGAACGTTACAAAATATTTGGAGTATCAAGTTTAGATTATTTAACATTATACAAGAAATTTACATATACAGAATTACCAAATTACCGTTTAGATACTGTAGCAAAAACAGAATTGGGTAAAGGTAAAATAGAATATGAAGGTGACTTGAATCAATTATTTGCAACAGACATCAGAAAGTTTGTTGAATACAACATGGTTGACGTTAATTTGGTTTATGAATTAGATGAAAAAACACAGCTTCTAAATTTAGCAAGAACTATATGCCATAAAGGTCACGTTGCATATGAAGATGTATATTATGCATCTAAATACCTAGATGGTGCTGCAATAGTAGATTTGAAGCGTAACGGATTAGTTGCACCTAACAAACAATTTCGATTCGTTGAAGAAGAAACAGAAGCAGACGCACTTGCTGGAGCATATGTAAAAGATCCAATACCTGGATTATACAAATGGATATATGACTTAGATTTAACGTCACTTTATCCAAGCATCATTATGAGTTTGAATATTTCTCCAGAAACTAAAGTTACAGTAATAAAAAATTGGAATCAAGACTTATTAATGAAGTCCGATCCTCAGCAAGTTACATTTATTGATGGCACCTTTGTTCAAGACATTAAAACTTGGTTACAAGACAATGCATATACCGTTGCAAGTAACGGAGCTGTTTATCGAACAGACATAAAAGGATTCTTGCCAACAATATTAGCAAAATGGTTTGATGAACGTGTTGAATACAAAGACAAACGTGATGAATATGAAGTTGGAACAGAAGAATATAAATTTTACGATGCATTACAAAATACACAAAAAGTATTACTTAATTCATTTTATGGAGTATTAGGACTTAAAACATTTCGATTCCATGATTTAGATAATGCAGGTGCAATCACAGCAACAGGTCAAAGTGTAATTAAATTTTCTGCAAAGGTTATTAACAATCATTATGCAAAAGAAATAGGACAAGACTATTTCGTTAATGCAACTAATGGCAAAGCAGAATTTGCATTTTATACAGATACAGATTCAACCTTTGTTAGTTCATTGCCTTTGATTGCAAAACGTTTTCCGGATTATGATGAAACGGATGAAGAATTTATGATTGCACAAACCAATGCAATTGCATCTGAAGTTCAAAGTTTAGTAAATACGATGTATGATCGTTATGCAGTTGTATTTCACAATACAGAAACACATCGATGGAAAATTAAACAAGAATATGTTGCTAAATCTGGTTTATGGATTGCAAAAAAGAGATATGCACAATGGGTTATTTTCAAAGAAGGAAAACCTACTGATAAACTTGATATCAAAGGATTAGATGTTGTAAGATCAAGTTTCCCGGAAGACTTCAAAAAGATAATGAAAGAAACACTTTGGCACATTCTTAAGCAAAAAGATAAAACAGCTACAACGAATATGATTCATAAATTTAAGTCTGGATTGAAATCATCTCCTGTGCTCAATGTAATGAAAAATTCCGGAGTTAAAGAAATATCAAAATATACCAAGAAAAGAAAACCATTTACTGGATATTTATCAGGTACTCCGGCACATGTTAAATCTGCAATTAATTTCAATGATTTATTGGTATCAAACGGAATTCGAGACATAGAACCAATCACAGATGGCGAAAAGGTAAAATGGGCATATTTGTCAGATAATCCATTTGGGTTTGATACAATAGCACTTCGAGGGTATCAAGATCCAAAAGTTATTACGGATTTTGTAGAACAATACATAGATCGCAACAAGATATTTGCAAAAGAATTGAAAAATAAACTTGATGATTTTTATGCAGCAATGAATTGGGGAGCATTTCCAGAAAATAATTCAGTTGCAAAATTCTTTTCATTTGGAAAATAAGAATAAATTTATTATATTAAGTTATGATTGGTTATAAAAGTATATGGTATGGTAAAGAAGTTGAAGGACGCTTTACAGATATCGAAACATGTTTTATTGCAGATTTTTATCCTATAGTTTATGGCACGGAAAATATAAAACCTACTCCACACATTTATATTTGCTCAACTGCAACTAAACAATTAGTTGATGATAAAGATATAAATTTTAATTGGCATAATGTATTCAATATGATATCAGATACTCAGTTTGTTTCAATTGAAGTAACACCTGGTATGTTAGAACATATTCCACCAATGATTAGAATTCGAGCACACATATTGTTAATGATAGATTGTAAAGATGCTGGATTGCTTAAACAAACAGATAGTATTAAAGTAGTTTATGGAGATTATAAATTGTATTGCACCACAGTGCATAATATGCAATCAGTGAATCCAGATGATTATAAATTTGACCGCCATGAAGTATAGTGTAGTAGTAACCTTTAGTATCGAAGGATTCCATTGTTGGCCCGATGCTAAAGATGTATTTCCAGAAGTAGCATTCTTATCATATAGACATAGACACATGTTTGGCTTCCGTTGTTATGCACATGTAACGCACACGGATCGAGATGAAGAATTTATTTTGTTGAATCGCAAAATACAAAAAGAATTACGCATTGGATTTACATCTCCAATAACCAATGTATTAGAATTCGATTCAATGTCGTGTGAAATGATCGGAGAATGGTTATTAAATGAATTTCCTGCACTTTACAAAGTTGAAGTTTGGGAAGATTTCGAAAACGGTTGTGTTATAGAAAGGTAATATGAAAATATTTTTAGTAGATTTAGAATCAGTTCCAACCCGTTATACTTGTGAATGGAAATGGCACGTTCCGGCGTTGCTTCGAGATAATGGATTTGATGTAGAAGTTGTTGAAGGTGACTTAGATATTCCAACAGCCGTTACTCCAGGTGCTTTTTTAAACTTTGGTGGCACTAACATGTATAAGGCTACACAAACACATCGTTTAGCAGAATTATTTACGCGCGGCGAAATCAAAGCAGGAGACCAGATCATTTTTACAGATGCTTGGCACCCAGGAATTATCAATGTAAAGTACATGAGTGAACTTTTAAATATTCCTGTTATAACGCACGGACTTTGGCACGCGGGTTCATATGATCCAAATGATTTTTTAGGTCGGCTCGTAGGAGATAAACCGTGGATTAGACACGCTGAGCAAGCCTTTATTGGGGCATTTACACACAATTGGTTAGCAACGGCGGCACATTTTGACTTAATGCGTAAAACATATGACATTATGCACGACAGATCTTTTGATAGAACAGGTTGGCCGATGGAATATACCGAATCAATGATTGCTCCTAAACTTTGGGCTAAAAAAGAAAACATCATTGTGTTTCCTCATCGTATTGCTCCGGAGAAACGATTAGATTTATTTCATATGTTAGCTTCAAGACCAGAATTGTGGAAATATCAATTTTGTGTAGCTATGGAAATGAATTTATCTAAAACAGAATATCATGAATTGTTACAACGAGCAAAATTTGCAGTATCATTTGCAGATCAAGAAACATTAGGAATATCAATGTATGAAGCTGCCTGCGCAGGAGCGTGTCCATTAGTACCAAATCGATTATCATATACAGAAATGTATGATCCAATGTTTAAAAGAGCTGATTCAGTTGATTCAGCAGTAAAAGCAATATTGGAATATGAAGACGAAGAAATGTCAGAACGTATTGCACAATTGGTTGCAAAATTACATCATAACTTTTTTTCAGCAACTCGTTTAATTGATTGCTTGAAACAACATGAAACAACAATGGGACTTATTAATAAATTAAACGAAGAAAAAGGAATATAATGAGCGAAAACAAAAGATTCATATACTTTCCATCTTTATCTGCAGGATCCATGGTATCTGCATTTAAAAAGGATATGAAATTCGAAAGTGGAGATCCGGTAAAATTCTTTGATTCCCGCTATCCGAAAGATTGGAGACATCCATATTTTTTGATAACAGCAGGACATCATTACAAGAAAATGGATTTTCGCGATCAAATGGGATTAGAAAAAGATGTGTTAGTATTTGGAGATTCAGGAGGATATCAAATTGCAACTGGTGCATTACCATATAGCAATGCATTAAGAGAAAAAATATTTCATTGGTTAGAAGCCAATAGTGATGTTGCAGCAAATTTAGATATTCCACCTAAAACTAAATATAAAAATAAATTTGCGGAATGTGCTGATATTAGTTTTGATAATTTTGAATGGTTTGAAAAACATCAATCAGGCAAGACTAAATTCTTAAACATGTTGCAAGGTTCAAATACTGATGAATATACTTGGTGGTATCATAAATTTAAGCATTTTGATTTTCAAGGTTGGGCAATCGGAGGTCCGCAGAAGCTAGTTGACTTCATGTTTGCAGTATCATTAATGTTGAAACACCGAGAATTTGAAAATAAGCGATTAGAATATGTGCATTTGTTAGGTATTTCAAAAATATCAGATTTCTTTATTTTAGCAACATTGCAAAAGTTAATGAATGAACATACAGGTAATAGAATTTATATTACAACGGATTCATCATCTCCAGGTCAATATCCGGTATTTGGGACATATCTTCATTCTGCAAATTACAAGACTCAAACATTTTCGGAATTGTATTTTCCAAAGAATGCAGAATATCGCAGAAAGTCACATATCAAACAAGGCAAAGTCGGAGAAGTTGGTATTGATTTAACTCAACATGTTCCGTGTGCATTAGATTGTCCGGCCTGTAAAGATTTTACCTATGAATTACTAGGAGGAAAAACTGCCGGAGGATTAGATAGATATTCACAAGAAGCAATGCCTAGAATGGTTGTTCATAATACCCATTTGTATGTGCAATGTGCAGAAGAAATAAATCAATTGGTAGATAGTCACGTTGAATTGCTAGAAACGGTTGTTACTAGAGATTTATATGATGTTATCTTATCATTACATGAAATGTTTGCAGATCCAGATGGAGCTCCGCAAGTATATGAAAAGTATATTAAAACATACAAAAAGTTTGGCGGAAGTAGTATATCAACTACCGATGCTGAAAATTTCAATAAGTTCTTTAAATTTTAAAAGGTTATAAAAATGGAAAAAAGTAAATTACAATCATTTATCAGTAGATATTATTTAGCAGGTAACTGTGAAGCTGTTAAATTAAACGAAAACGACAAAGGTGTTGGATGTGAATTAATTGATATGGATCAAACCGTAGTAGGTAAAATACAATGGAATACAGATCCTTTCATGAAAGGTGAATTAGGTATTAATCATACCGGAGCATTGATTAAGATGTTAGGAGCGGTTGGTGAAAATATTGCAATTGATGTTAAAGATGCAGCAGGTAAAAATTATGCAATGACAATTTCCGAAGGTAGCACAAAAGCAACATTCATGTTAGCTGATACCACTGTAATACCCGCAGTACCGACAATCAATGCAGAACCTGATTATGAAATTCAAATTCCGGTTAATGATGAATTTATTAGTAGATTCATCAAAGCAAAGAATGCCTTGCCGGATGCCAAAAACTTTGCGGTTCAAGTAACAAATGGCGTAATTAAATTTATTATTAACTATACCACAGTTAATTCAGATAATATTTCTTTTGAAGTAGGAAATACACCAGGCAAAGATATGGATCCGGTTTGTTTTTCGGCAGATAAATTGCGAGAAGTATTAATTGCAAATCGCGGAGATGTAGGGCAATTACATGTATCGCCAGATGGCTTAGCTAGAATTGATTTTGTAGGAACAGATTTCGAATCTAGTTATTGGTTAGTAATGTTACAAAACTAGGAAGTGAATGTTAGTACGAATAAAGAAACTTTCAGCCTCTGCAGTTATTCCGGAATATTCAAAGCCGGGAGATGCTGGAATGGATTTAACTGCTATTTCAATGGAAAAAGATGATCATGGAAATGTTGTATATGGCACAGGATTAGCAATCGAAATACCAAAAGGACATGTTGGATTGATATTTCCTAGATCATCAAATAGTAAAACAGATTTATACTTAACAAATCATGTTGGAGTTATAGATAGTGGATATAGAGGAGAAATCATGTTTAAATTTCGAGCTAATCCAAGTTTAATTAATGCAAAAATATATCATCCAGGTGATAGAGTAGGACAATTGATAATAATACCATATCCGCACGTATACTTAGTAGAAACTGACGAATTATCAGACACAGAACGTGGAGAAGGCGGATTTGGATCAACAGGTAAATAAAAAATATGTTTGGACAACAAGAAAATACACTTTGGGTTGAATCATTTAGACCCGATACATTAGAAGGATATATAGGAAATGAACATATTATTGAGAAAGTTAAAATTTTCATTGCTAATGGTGATGTTCCGCATCTATTATTTTATGGATCAGCTGGGACAGGTAAAACGACGTTGGCAAAAATAATTGCTGGATCTGTAGATGCCGATTTAATGTATATTAATGCATCAGATGAAAACTCAGTAGATGCAGTTAGAGATAAGATTAAACGATATGCATCAACAGTTGGTTTCAAAAGATGGAAAATTATCATATTAGATGAAGCAGATTATTTAACGCCAAATGCACAAGCAGCTCTTCGTAATTTAATGGAGACATACAGCAAAACAACACGTTTTATTTTAACATGTAACTATGTTGAAAAGATTATAGATCCAATTCAATCACGCTGTCAAACGTTCGCTATAACACCCCCAAATAAAAAAGATGTAGCACAACGTTTAGTAACCGTATTAGATGAAAAAGATGTTACATATGATATCAAAGATATTGCAGCAATTATCAATGCATCATATCCGGATATTCGTAGAGCACTTAATGCAGCACAAGCATCAGTTGTTAATGGCAAATTGCAATTAGACAAAGCAAGTGCAATTCAAGCAAATTATATGACCGAAGTGTTAGAAATGCTTAAGAATTCAAAAGACAAAAAGGCTACATTTACAAAAATACGGCAATGCATTGCAGATAGCAAAGTTAAAGATTTTACTCCATTGTATACATTTTTATACGACAATTTAGATGAATTTGCTCACGGCCACGTTGCCCCATGCATTTTAATCATAGCAGAATCCCAATTCAAAGATGCAAGTGTAGTAGATAAAGAAATTAATATAATGGCAATGTTTGTAAATTTATTAGGAGAAATATGAGTAAACCGCAAATCAAACCAACAGATATGCAACCTATCATTTGTACAGAATGCGATGGGATGTATTTTCGTCAAGTAATGGCAATTAACAAAGTATCAAAATTTTTAACAGGTGCAGACAAAGACACAATGGTACCAATCCCGGTGTTTCGTTGTGATGATTGCGGAGCAATACCAGCAGAGTTTCAACCAGTTAAAATAAAAACTAAATAATGTCAATATCATACCACAAAGATACGATTAGCATTGTATTCAAGACATCAAACCGAAGCAATGCAAAAACAAAAATAAAAACGTTTCGCAATAAATCAATTGATGATATTGTCGATGCTAAACGTATCATAGGTATTCCGGATAATGCGGTAATACTAGAAATTGGAATGGGTAAACAGTTGGAAGAACAATATCGTAAAAAATATAAACTATAATAAATGGCAGAAGAAAAAAAGAAAGCGGCAACAATGTTTGATTTCATTGATGGGGTAACAAGTAAAAAGCGAGAATGGTCAAAATGGTCTGAAATGGATCAAAAAGCATTTAGTCCATATATGGTTAATCGTTTTTTATCAATGCGTATGGAGTTAACGGAATTGATCAATGAATTTCAAACATATACTGTTGGACAACTTTCTCCTAGAGATACATATCGTTTATATCATGATTTACTGCCAACTAACAAAGCATTTGCAAAATATATAAAAGGCAAATCTGCAGATAAATATGAAAAAGATTTAGTCGCACAAATTGCAGAGCATTATCAGGTAAGTCGAACAGAAGCAACAGATTATTTAGATTTAATGGATAAAATGCAATGCGAACGCATCTTAACCTTATATGGTTATAGTGAAGGCGACAAAAAGAAACTATTAAAAGGAATAAAATGACAGCAGAACAATTCGTATACTGGTTACAAGGATTCATGGAAATAGCCGATCCGAAGGAGTTAAATAAAACTCAAACAACTCAAATTAGAAATCATTTAAAATTGGTATTTGATAAACGTACACCAGAAGTATCTTTACCTTCAATACAACACAGAGACGGATTTAGAATTACTCCATACCAAATTACGTGTGATGACAATAATAATTTTCCAGATCTAATGACTACTCCGGTATGTAGCACAACCACAATAACTACAACACCACTTGATACTGATATTCAAAAGGCATTGAATGATTTTGCTAAAGAAGGTAAAAAAGAAATAAAAAGGAGTAGAGTTAACGAATTAAAATGTTAATTATGAGTACAATAAACACACAATCACATTACAAAGGTAAGGATAGCCTTTATAAATTTGCAGAAGAATGGGCTTTGAATAGCTATGAATTTGATATCATTAAACGCATTGTAAGATGTCGACATAAAGGTTCATTTCATAATGATTTAGTTAAAACAAAAGATTTAATTGATATATATCTTCGCGAACAAGAACATTATTATTTGGATACTACTAAGTAATTTCATATAATAAGTTATGAAATCAGGAAATTATCTAAGTCCAATATATAAACTGTCAATGCCAGATGCAACGACAGTCCCACGTAAAATATCATATTCGCAATGGTCAATGTATGAACGATGTCCATTAAATTGGAAATTAGCATATATTGATGGGTTGTCTGCATTCACATCAAGCATTGATACTGTGTTCGGTACAGCATTTCACGAAACATTGCAATACTATTTAACGGTATTATATACAGAATCAGTTAAGAAAGCTGATTCATTGAATTTACCGGAAATATTGAAAAATAAATTGCGTGAAGAATATTTACGATGTGTTGCTGAAAATAACAATGAACATTTTTCAAATCCATTACAATTGGCTGAATATCATGGTGATGGTGTTGCTATACTGGATTGGTTCAAGAAAAAAAGATCTGCATATTTTTCTACTAAGAATTATGAGTTAGTTGCAATAGAAATGGAACTATGTGTTCCTGCATCAGAAAAAAATAATTCAGTATATTGGTATGGATTTATTGACGTTGTTATTCGTCATACTGAAACCAACACAATACTTATATATGATATAAAAACATCACGTAGTGGATGGAACGCAACCGCTAAATCAGATTCAATTAAAATGGCTCAATTGATTGCATATAAAAATTATTATAGCAAACAATTCGGAATGCCAATAGATAACATTACAGTTGAATTCTTCATTGTTAAGCGAAAGATCATAGAAGAATCAATGTTTCCACAAAAACGCATTCAAATTGTAAGGCCAGCAGCAGGATCAGTTACTAGAAAAAAAGTGCAAAAACAAATTGATGCATTTGTTGAAAATTGTTTTGATGCCGAAGGCACTAAGAATGCTGCAGGCATCTACCATGCAGTTGCAGGTAAAGGTGCAAAGAATTGTAAATATTGTCCATTTAAAACAGATTACGAAAGATGTCCGAAAGAGAACAGAATACGAGAATAAGATATAAACATGAACATATCTATGTTTACCAATTTGAAATGGAAAATCATTCTAGTTGGG